AAGATGCAGGAGAAAAAGGAGAAGGAAAGCTGTCTGCCTCTGCGCGGCGGCTACTAGGAGGGTCGAATGTGGCGGACCAAGCTAAGTATGATTAAAGCAGCTCAAGTTTACGCAGAAGTCCCCAATGTCCTCCGAGCTCTGGCCGCGGAGCGAGACTGGTTACGCGAGAAGCTAGCTGAAGCGGAGCGTGAGCTGGCCAGTTACAAGATCGACGATCGGATCAAGAAGATAGCCCATAAGATGGAGGAAAAGCACATCGGAGCTGGGCTAAGCTTCGAAGATCGTGTGAGTCGGATCAAGCAGGCGGCTGCTAATGGCAAGAGTCTCGATGCTATTGAAGAGGCTGTTGACATGGTAGCTCCGTGGGGCGAGCTTGGGAGGCTCGACAGTGGACCTGGGGAAGGGAACAGCGATACTTCGCTCGTTTCTTTCCTGCTCGGAGGCTTGGAGTAACGATCAGGAGGAGTAATCATGGTTCATTTTGAACTTGTTACCGATCTTCAATCTGTTATTCGCCGCGATTTCCCGCTGGCGGATAAGACGCTAGCGAATCCGCTAAGCGCCAATCCCCTTATTGACGGGGAATTCCTGAATCTCAATCAACAGTACCAGCTGGTTCGTGGGGTTGACGGCTCTATCGGGTGGGCCGCGTTTGTTGAGCGTGGTCGTTTTGACGTCCAGGCGCTTGGCAAGGTAACGGTCCTGTTCCTGCATAGCTACGAGGCAGACACGAGGGTTTTCGATCCTACCGGTCTGACTCTAGGCGGTCCGCTCCAAGTCAGGGCTGGGCTGACCATTGATGGCGTCACCGGTCGTACGGGTCTCGGTGCCTACACGTCTGGTGCCATCATTGGGTACGTGACTCGGCTCCCGGCGAACAACGGGAACAAGCTGCGGTTCATCCAGTGTCTGTACTAAGGAGGGAGCAATGAGTGTACCGGCAAGGATTCTGAACGACCTCTTTACGCAAAAGGTCGAATCTGCAGAGGGCAAGACTAAGATTGCCGAATACGCGGGCAGCTATGTTCGGGACCGTCTGCGTGAAGTCTCGTTTGCCCGCAAGATCCTTCCGCCGCAGCAGGTGACTCGTGCGGATTGTCAGCGGTCTGTGAACCACGATACGCTGGTCAAGATCGTGGACATCGAGCCGAAGAGCCGAGCTATGGCGATCACTTTCCGTGGGCAGCCTACAGCTCGGTTTATCCGTGCTCCGCGTGCCGAGATTGCCTTCTTCACCATCTCGTCCGAGAAGTTCGAGAAGACTGAGCAGGAGCTTCTCGCCTACGAGATGCCGATTACGAAGGTGATTGAGGACAACACGGTCAAGGACATTCAGGAGATCGAGGACCGCGAGTTCACGATCCACATCGAAGCAGCTGTGCAGGCGCTCCAGAAGGAGGCCAATGGTGGTGTTGTGACCACACTTAACGCTAGCGCTATTCAGTCGGGCTCGGTCGTCGAGTTCTCCGTTCGGAAGGGCGAGCTAGCGCGTGCTGCTACAACGAACAACGCCACCGTGCTCCCTGTACAGCGGCCGGACTTCGTCAACCTCTTCAAGATGCTTGACGGCCATAGGCTGCGGGCAGAGATGGTGCTTCTCACCGAGGTCGACTGGGATGACATTCTCCAGTGGACCCTTGAGGATTTCGGTGATAAGCTCCAGTCGGAGACCACGGTAGACGGTTACAAGTACAATCTCCTTCTTGGCCGTCAGTACACCAGGACCGTGAAGACAGACATTCTCCGTCCGGGCAACATCTATTGCTTCACGAGTCCTGACTTCTTCGGGCGCTTCTACATCCTCAACAACACGAAGTTCTATATTGACAAGATCGCCAATCTTATCACTTGGCAGTGCTGGGAAGACATTGCGATGGCAGTCGTCAACATTGCGTCGGTGCGTAAGCTGGAGCTCTATTCTGGCGACGCCACTTCTAATAATGCTGACGGCATCCTGTCTGCAGTGACGCCAGTTGCTGAGGAGGATCTTGGCGCCGAGAACAACCGTGTTGATAACGGGCTCGTGTTCCCGTCTATCGAGGTCTACTAGCTCAGCGCCCCGCCTTGCGGCTAGTTAGAGAAAGGCACCAGGTATCTTCCGATGCCTGGTGCCTTTTTTGCAATAGGAGGTCGATAGATGTCTAAAATCTATGAAATTACGATCGCCGACAAGCGGCATGATACGGCTACAGTAAAACCAAAGCATGGGATAGGAGATGTTCTCCATGTAGGCAATTTACGCCTCTTGAAAGGCACATGGCACAAGGTCAATGAATGGTGGTTCTTGAAGAACAAGGATGTACTCATGCGATATGCTTCTCAGGGCCGTATCCTTATCAAAATGCCTGACGGGAGCATAGTTGGGCATGGAGAACCGGCTCCTGTTATAAGGACAGCTAGCGAGGCCGAAGAAGATACGAAACTCGAGTCGACGGAGATTGTCAAGGATCAGACTACGCCTTTGCAGGATACGGAAGACGATTTCTCCATCTTCCAGCTCCGAGAGGCTAAAGTCAGGAGGCTCAAGGAGGTTGCTCCTACATATACTGCCGTTCAAGCGCTGGGAGTATCTGGCCTAATCGAGCAAGCTCGAGTTACTCAATCTCAGGCAGAGAGAATCATGGAAATAGTAAATGCCAAGTTGGGGTCTAACAATGCCGATAGTGGTCAACATAACGGATAAGGGCATCGACCTGCTAAGATGGCGTATTCTTCCTAATAGTCGCATAGCAGTGAGTCCAGACGGCAAGATGACGGAAGACGTCCCACCGTCTGTCGCTTATAGTGACCGGGCGAAGGAGCTGGCTGCAGACGGCTATCTACTCATCGAAGGCTACAAGCCGGCGTCTACCAATAGGCCACCGCCGAATGTTATAGTCACAGACGACCGAAAATCCAAACGAGCTAGGAAGCTCTCGCGATGAGTCAGCAGCTACAGGGTTTATCTGGGATACCCGGAGTTAGCGAGACGTTCAATTCCTTCATTCAGACGGTACGTCTCTTCATGCGGGACCATCCGCAGCTGAACAGACTCATCAAAGGGGAAGAGTCCTCGGACAGGATGATAGCGTGGGGGATCTTGGATTTTCTTAGCGATTTTGCAGGGACTCCTCCGCTACTAGGGTACTTCACGCTGGAAGATCTGCTAGCGAGGAATTTGCAGTCCTTCGCTGTGCGTGGAACGGCTGTTGCTCTATTGCAGTCTGTCGGTATTCTTCAGACCAGAAACCAACTCACCTTCTCGGACGGCGGGATATCTGTGGGTGTAAACGACAAGACGCCTTTATTGATGGGCTGGATTCGAGATTTTCAGAACAAGTACGAGCAGCAAAAGTTGCAGATCAAAGTCACTATGAACATAAACCAGCTACTGAACACATTTACCGGCCAGCACAGCGAGCTATTCCTCATCAATGGCTGGTATGGTGTCTACTGATTCGGAGGGGCTGAATGAGTATCAAGTTTCACCAGGCTAATTCCCCGCAGGAGTTAGTCGACTATTTGAACGACATAGTTCTGTCTACCCAGTTGTCAATACCCGTTATGGGTCTGCACGGCAAGACACTTATTCTGGACACAAGTACTATTACTTTTAGCGATCCATCCGGAGCTGGATTATCTCCTGCGGAGATCGTGGCGCAGATAAACAATGTTGTAGCGGACGCAGCAGCGCTCAGGAATTACGGAAGAGCCCAGTCGCCGAGTCCACAGGTACAACTTGCTATAGTCAAGGCTGGAACGACCATTCAGCCTTCTGGTACTGCCAATCCCATTTTGGGGTTTTCAACGACTGCGGCGAGGCAAGTAGGTAGCAATGCCGTACTCCCGGCTAATATAATACAAATAACCAGCGATGCCAGTGGTAGCAGGTTTACTGCGTTCCATGCATAGCGGAGGTGGATTATGAACGCTGACGGGCTGTATTTCATTCTGATCGAAGGAGACCCTATTCCGTGGACAGAGCGGGCGGAACATTTTATGATGATCAAATCTGCCTCAGGGGGGCTACTGCCTACAGAGGCCAAGGCTGTATACAACCTCCTCAAGCTAGCCGTATCCGGCT